TGATCTTCTGCTTCTTATTCCGAAGAGCTGAGTCGCTCTTGATGTTTGAGAGATCGATCTGTTTGTATACGGTCTCATATAAGATCGTCGGAGAGAGCTTCGAGCTTCCCTTCATTGAGAGAATACGTCTGTAAAGATAGCCTTGAAGAGTGATCGTCTCTTCGTTCTTATTGACGGGACTGTTCAGAAGCTTCACGTCCATTCGTCCGACCTGAGAGAGTCTGTTCGCATAGTCATAGATCGGCGGAGTTCGGAAGATGTGAACGCACTCCGTGACCGTTCCATTGAGAGAGACTGTCAGACGCTCGCCGGGAAGGACTGAGCCGTCATACACAAATTTCTCGAGACCGAATTTCTTCGCTTCTTCGGAAGCGTCGATCTTGACGTGAGAATACATGAGCTTCGTGATCGAGTTCGAGATCGCTTCTTGTTGCTTCGGATTGAGCGTCGCTCCCTCTTTGCCTGAGATCGTGTCGAAGATCATCGAGTCCGTGATGTATTCGTTCCCGGAGAGAGCATGAGAGACAAAAGCGTCGTGAATTTCCTGATCGAACGGAGTCAGCTCTCGCCGTCCTTTGATTTCGACTCCCTGACCTTTGAGATCGTCGAGACTGATCGAGACGAGCGTGTAAACGGGATTCTTCTTCGCCTGAGCTTTCTTCTGAACATTGACTCTCTTCCCCGTCCCCGGGAGAAGATCTCCGAGAAAAGTCTCTTGAGCGACCTTCGCCGTGACAGCGATCATTTCTTCCGGTCTCGTCGTCTTGACTGAGATCATTCGCTCGAACGTCAGCTTTCCGCCCTTCTCGCCCTTGTTGCCGGAGACGTGCGGATTCTTGACGAGAACGTCCCTGATCACCTTGTCGAGCTGAGCGATTCCGTCGGAGTCGTCCTTGAGTGCTTCATAATGGAGCTTGAGACAATACCTTATATCATCGGCGATCTCTTGAGCGTCGAGCCATAGTTCAGACCCGTCGACACGAAGATCACGAGCTGAGAATCCTGTCAGCTCTTCGCCGTTGTGAGTCCCCGTCTGAGCGATCTTCTTATATTCTTCATAGCGATTGATGATCAGCTCGCTCGCCTGAGAACGAGCGTCAGCGATGATCTTCTTCTTGTCTCCGCCGAGCTGAGCGAAGTGAGTTCTTTCGATCTCAGAGAGAAGCTTCTGTCTCTCCCGTAAAAACTCGTCTTGAAGTCTGAAATATTCGTCTCGAGCTTGTCTCCACTCTTCCGACCCCTGAGCGAGCCATTCATCGAAGAGCCGTGTGACTTCGGCGTTCCGTTCTCTGACCTTCGCTTGATATTCCGTGAAAGCTTTCTGATATTCGGCGAGAGCTTTCTTCGTCTCTTTCTTCGGATAGATCGGAGCGATCGGAGACTCGATCTCCGGCTCTTTCGGTTCGTCGTTCGGGTCTCTCAGTCGGTCGACCTTCGCTTCTTGTTCTCCGAGAAGTCGTTCATACTTCTCAAAGAGATCGTCGAGCTTGACTCTCTCTTCGGTTGTAAAATGAATTATCATGAGTTTTTATTCCTCGCTTCCTGAATGAGTCGCTCGATCGACTCTTCGAAAATATAGAGCTTTCCTTTGATCTTCTGACCTTCGAGCCGTCCTTCCTTCTCATAGCTTCGGACGGTTTGCGGAGTCACATCGAGCTTCTGAGCTGTCTCGATAACATCGAAAGCTCGAGTATTATCTGTAAACTCAATCACGTCGATCACCTCCAATTATCCGGGCGATGAAGTAACGTCTTTTCGTCGACGTTCTTGTCGAGATACTCCCTGATCACTTTGTTCATCAAGTCTTTGATCGTGACTCGCTCTGTATATGCGTAGTCTTTGAGCTTCTCAGCGAGTTCGACTTCGAGAATGAACGTGACTCTCGTATAATCCGCCGTGAGACCTTCCTGAACGGAGTTGTCTCTCACGAGCTTCTCGTTTCGGGGACGACCGACGGACTTCTTGACGCTGACGTTCTCTTCCGGCGTTTCCGCCTGAGCGAAGAGTCCTGAGTTCTCGAGATTGAATTTCGGTTTACTTGCCATTGTTGAGACCCTCTCTTTCAATTAGTTCGTTTGCGAGTTCATTGTATTGAATCGCTCCGTTGCTTTTTTCGTTATATGTGAAGATGTCCGTCCCGTTGACGGGAGCTTCGGCGAGAGCCGTGTTCTGACTGATCTTCGTCTTGAAGAGCTTCCCCGGGAACGCTGACTCAATCTGATCGACGATCTGCTGATCGAGATTCCTTCGGGAGTTGTAAAACGTTGCGATCACTCCGGCGATCTCGAGTCCGGGATTCATTCTCTTCTTGACGATGTTGATCGTCTGCATGAGCTGACTCATTCCGTTCAGAGCGAGAAAATCAGCTTTCACCGGGACGATGATCTCGTCAGAAGCCGTCAGAGCGATCAGCGTCAGCACTCCGAGCGACGGCGGACAGTCGATCAAAGTGAAGTCATACTTCTCAGCGACACTCTCGAGAGCTTCCCGGAGAAGAAACTCACGACCGGGAACGCTTGACAGCTCGATCTCTGCTCCGCTGAGCCTGATGTCCGTCGGAAGAACGTCGAGACGCTCCCTGATCGGCTTGATCGCTTCGCTGATCGGCTCTCCCTTGAGAACGTCATAAGTCGTCAGATCGTCAGCTCCGATCTCTCGATAGCCTGAGCAAATTGAGAGAGACCCTTGAGCGTCGAGATCGATCAGAAGGACTCTCAGACCGTGATCGGCGAGACTTGCTCCAATACTGACAGCACTCGTCGTTTTTGCGACTCCGCCTTTTTGATTGACAAAAGAGATTGTTTTCATTCTGATCACCTCACTCATCGAGAACGATCACATGAAACTTCTCGCCGTCCGCCCGGGTTGCGATCGCTTGCTTCATGACAATGATCTTCTCATCTTCCCACGTCAGCCCGGTCTCATGACCTTCGCCGTCGTGATTGCAAATTGCTATACTTCCCACGAGTCGAGCTTCGCCGGAGTCCGTGATCGCTGAGATGATCGGATTCTCTTTGAAGAGACCTTCGTCGTCACATATAACGTCGAAGTATTTTCCGCCGATCTTCCTCTCCGTGATGTCGATCAGATCACAATGTAAAAGACGATACCATTCCGAGAGACCGCCTTCCGTCTCAACGAAGTTGAAGCTCTGATCTTCCGTGTCAAGAACAAATACTTTCATGATCTTCTCTCCCTTCATGCGTTGCGACTTCCGACGGCGACTCCCATGAGAAAAGCATTGACGACGGCTTCATATACGCCTTCGAGAACGCTGTTCGTGTCGTCCTGAGTGTCTTTGAAAATGTCGACGAGCTGATGAATCTCGCTGACTGAAAGATCAGCTTTCTCGTGCTTCCTGATGATCTTTTTACCTTGTTCGGCTTGTTTTCTTACGTCTCTCATGTTCTTTGATCTCCCTTCGATAATATGATTTCTTGAGAGCATAGTTCGCCCCGAACATCATATTAACATGAGTAAACATGAAATGTCAAGAAAAAAGAGAGCCTTCCCGGAAGAAAGCTCCCGATCGTCCTGATCAGCTCGCCGAATACGGCTGAATGTTCTTCGGAGTCTTGCCCTTCGGCGTGTCCTGAACGTAGACGAAAAGCTCTGTCTTGTAATCGTCTTTCGTGTCGACTCGAGTGACCGTGTAGTATTTCCCTTTATACTCGATGAAGGAATAAAGCTCGATGTCCTCTCGATAGTTGAACACGAAGATTCGGGTCTCGTCCTCTCCATATTGAGAAGCTTCGAAAGTCTGACTCTGACTGAGCTGATTCGCATAACACCATATTTCGCCGGGAGTCGAATAATAGTAAGTCGTGATATATTGTCCGATCGAGTCTCTCTCAGATCGAGAGCCGATGAGACGACACTTCTTGTCTTTCTTGTAATAGATGTTTGATTTCATTGTTCTCACCTCATATCGTTTGAAGATACTCGTTGTAATGATCGCAAAGTCCGACGTAAGCGTCGAGAAGGCTTGCGAGTCCGTCGATTCTATACTTCGCCGACGTTGCCTTCACGGGGACGATGTTTCCGTTCCGATCAGTCTGAATCCCCGTGTTCGTGATACACCATTTCAGAAGCGGATTGTTGTTGTAGTTCACGAGCTTCTTTTGAAGATCAGCTCCGAGCTTCTGCATAGGAAGAGAGAGCGTCTTTGCTCCCTGAATACATCTGATCATATTGAAGCCGTGATTCTGCATTTCGTCGACCCAATATCGAGCCGAATATGAATCGTAATAAATCCACGCCGGAGTCACGTCATACTTCTCGACCATTTCCAAAAACCACGAAGTCACGTCGTGATAGTTGATCGTGTTCCCCTGACAGAGACGGAGAAGTCCTGACTCGAGCCATTTGTCATAAGGGATTTTCTCGTCATGGACTCGTTGCTCGAAGTTGTCCGCCGGGAGAAAATACATCTGAGTCACATATCTCTTCTCGTTCTTGTCCATGAAGAGAAGCGTTGCACACGTCAGATCGGTCGTGATCGAGAGATCAGCTCCGCCGATCGCATATTGTCCCCGGAACGCTGAGAGATCGAATGTCTCTTCGTTGTTGATGTCGTCGAAGGGAAGCCACGCCGTCGAGACGCTCTGAATGACGTTGAAGTCCTTCACGAGAACGCCCGTCAGATCGTGCGGACTGTTCTTCGCTCTCTCGACCTTGCTGATCAGATCGTCGAGCTTCTTGATCGAGTTGAGTCCGGGATTCGCCTTCTCCCATTTCAACGGGTCGAAAGCTTCCTTCTTGTCGTCGAGTTCATACATGATCGGGAGAAAACGATCGTCTTTGATCGTGCCGTCAGCGACTCCGCAAGCGTATTTATACATATCATC